GGCGTTTACCCTACAATATAAATCAATCGCAATATTTGATACTCCCGCAGGTATAGTTAATTCAATTATAGAATACCCATCACCAGTTGATGTCCTATTTCCACCTGCAGTTGGACCATATATGGTTTGAAGACCGGTTGCCGTCTTAGATGCTATAGCCCCATTATAGTTCCAATACGCATTTGAAAATCCTGTAATTCTCATTTCATTTACATATGTTACACCTCCATTCGTACTGAGTTGAACTGTAACGTAATCAGTTGCATCTACACCAGATCCTGCCGCAGTTGAAGTTATTCTATATGACCCTAATCGGAATCTGAATGTGTGAGAATGTGTTGATGAAACTGAAATATTCGGCATTGAGTACCAATCTTGTTCTATTCCTGATGTTCCATTCCCTAAACCATATATTGCGGCACTTGATGTGGATGATACAAATGCGTTTGTGTAAAAACCTTGGTATGCGTAATATGTACCAGTTGAAGTAAATCTCCACCAATCACCGGCCCAATCCCACGTTTCAATATTGTCATATGCAATAACTGTTTGACCATATGATAATGTCCCTAATAATAAAAATAATGATAATAATAATTTTTTCATAATATGTGTTTTTAAATAAATATATGATGTTAAATAAGATAAACAATAATTAACCACAATAGATGAATAAATTATCACATTTAATTATCATTTACACAACTTTATTAGATTTACGAATATTTTCCTCACCCCACATAGGTTGTAGATTTTCTAATGACCAACATTTCATAAATTCATCATCACCCATTTCTATTATGTTAAAAGACGAAATTGGTTTAATGTGGTCAACGTGCCACTCACCGTAATTATCCCAATTCATCCCACCTTTGAATTGTAACTCTAAATGATTTATTAATTTCTCAGGAGTATATTGTAGTATGTCAAAGTAATGTTTGTTTTTTTCCACATTACTCTCCTTTAATACCTGATATATGGCAGTTCTGAAATTAGATATTAACTTATAGAGGGGGTCTCTCGCTTTACGATTTCTTTCGTAATCACGTTTTATTTGACGAATTTTGTCAACATTATTTTCTCGGTATTCTTTAATGTATTTATTTAAATGTTCTTTATTTTGTTCTGCCCATTTTTTGTGGTTTTCACTTTTTCTTTTTTTTGTTTCAGGTTTTGATTCATATTTTTTTATGGAAACTTTTCTACCACCAATATTTCTCCTACCAGATGGTCCAAGAATAACACCATTTTCTTTAAGTATTCTTAATATTTGTTGTTTGTTTAATCCTAATTTTTCTGATATTGTTTGACTCCCAATCAAATCCTCATTATACATCTTAAGAATAACATCTATTTCTTTTTGTGATGGAATATATTTCTTCATAATTATAAATATACGACATTCTACCAAAAAATCAATTGTTATTTAATTTAAATAAAAAAAGGAGACAATTTCTTGTCTCCTTTGAGGGTAATTTATTAAGGTTTTGATTATCTCAATTCTCTTAAATCGAATGTTCTAACACCATCAACGGTAATGCGGCCATAAAACCTGTTGTTGACCATCTTTTTTGCGTATCTCGTCATTATTCCTTTGATCGGAGTAAAGTTGAACGGATTGTACATTGTAGGTGTTAATTGTAATGGTACATACGGTGCGTAGATGTAACCTGTGTCTAACAATGACGTTCCTTTATGTCCTAACAAAACTGTGTTTGGTGGGAAGTAAGGGTCACGGAAAACTTGGTAACGTCCTGCTAATGTCCCAACTCTTTCAATACCCATATTGTATTGGTCTTGTTCAGGAGACGCATTAGATACGTGGAAGTATTCTAAATCATCAAAGATTGCTGAAATCTCAGAAGAAACAACGATCCAGTTAGCTCCACCTCTCAATGTAGATTTGTGGATTTGTGCTGACAATTGATTGATCGCAGTAATCAAAGTTTGATTCCAATCTTTTTGAGTGTAAGAAGTTGTTAAAGACAATCTTCTCCATCCATTATAATCCCAACGTAAGTTCCAAGCCGCACCTTTACGTAAGTCACGAAGGATCTCACGGTCAATTTCAGCCGCAACTTGTTCAGATAATAAAGCCGTTAATTCAGCTTCAGCATCAATGTTGTGGAATGCCGCAACGTCTTGTGCCATTTCTGGAGACCATTGTGCTCTTAATTTTCTTTCAGTTACAGAAACTGTTACAGACTCTAAGTCAAAAGAAACTTCACCAATTTGGTCTTCAAATTCCATATTAGCGTATGATCTATAAACTGTTGAGAATGATGATGCAGATGCCGCAGAAAAGATAGTAGTTCCTGTGTAACCATCCATAGTCTCACCACAAGTAACACATGCTGGACAAGATAAATCTACTTCAAGGTAGATACAACCAGTTTGGTCACAAATATCATTGTAAGATCCACCATTACCACCAGTCGTTGTAGTTCCTGGGAAAACAGTTGGTGTTTGAGTAGATGTTGGTTGTACAATTCCTTTACCATATATTTGAGTTACAACTCTAAATAATAAAGAATTTGGTTGACCTGCATCGTTTCTCAATACATTACAAGGTGTTGTAGATGCCGACATTCCATCACCTGGAGCTTGGAAAACTCTCAAGTCAGATAAGAAACTTTCATTATCAATTTCATTTCCATCAGGTCCGATTAATTTACCAACACCAGCGTTTCTGAATCCACACATTTTAACGATTACTTTTCTAACGTTAGTAGAAGCAGTAATATTAAGTCCGTTATCGATAGATCCATTAACCCATTGTAACATAGTTGCACTGGTAGTAATTGCAGTCCATTTACCTTTAGAGTAATCAAACAATCCTGGAGGATCTAATTGACCTTCAGAACCTTCATAGAATAAATCATATAGATTTTTCTTGAATGGTGTTCCTAATGAATCACCTGGATATCCAGCACCAATATGAGCTGAATCAATTGTTGGGTTGCTTGGTGATCCTACTGGTGCGTAATGAGTACCATTTCCATCATAATTATTTACTGGTGTTTGTTCAGTACTACCATTGTATCCTTGGATACGAGGTACAAAGAAGAACAATTTACCGATTGGTAAGTTCATTGCTTGTACAGAAACGATTTCGTTTGCCAATAATTTAGAGAAAACTCTTCTTACGATTGGGAAAACAACAGTTTCGAATGCTCCGTTAGAACCTTCAGAAGTTGCTTCGTTAATCAAGAAAGATGCTTGGTTTTCATACAACTGTGCAACGTTTTCTTTTAGGTGACCTTTAAGGCCTTCAAGGAATCCTAATTTATCCCATTTGTTTATAGTATCTTCTTTGATAACTTTAAGGTGTTTTAACCCGATGTTACCAACAAGACCTGATTCTAATAATGCTCCCATTTTTTTGGTTTTTTATTTGTTTTTAGTTTATTTTTATTTTAATTTTGACATTAAATCTTTCATTCTCATAAATTGAGGATTTTCATACGTTTTAGATTCAATCAAGTTTGCTGCTGATCCACTTGTAGGTGTTTTGATCACATTTCTTTCGAAAGATTCGTTAATTGTATTATCCGTACTTGTTGTAGTTGAAAGTTCGTCTTTAATTGTTTTGTATAGATTTTTAGATTCTTTAATAGTTTCAACACCATCAAATCGTCTTAATACATTAATCTTTTCTTGTTTTGTTGTAGAGTGTTCAGTAAACAAACGAGTAGCGTAAGCTAAGTTTGAGTTGAATACTGCAACCTCATTCAATTTAGTTCTGAAAAGATTAAGTGCTTTTCTATACTCTTCATTTTTTTCTCTAAGTAAGTTTAACTCTTCGTTTTTAGATTCTAAGTTTAAGTTTCTATTAGGTGTAATACCTTTTCTTAAACCACGACCTGATTTAGAACCATTACCATAAGTTCTTGAAGCCTCTTTAGTCTCCACTTTTTTAACTGTTGGTTTTCTAACTGGTCTTTTAGTTTCTTTTCCTGTGTTAACTTCCTCCTTATATTCGAATTTTGCTTTACCCATTCCAACACCTCTTGTTCCTTGTTTTTTCTTAACATCGAAACCTCCGTCTTGGTTAGGTTTTTTTCCGTATTTGAATTTTGAAGCGTTACCCATACCAATTCCTTTAGATTTGAATTTTGAAGATTCCATAACAAATTCTTCTTCTTCTTCTTCTTCAAAATCCTCTAAACCGTTATCAAACTCATCTTCTTCAAAAGAAAGATCTTCTTCGTCAGAATCAATATGTAATTCATAAATTACACCTTCATTTTCTTCTTCAGATCCGAATTCTTCTTCTTCAAATTCATCTTCATCTTCGAATTCATCTTCAAATTCAAATTCATCTTCATCTTCGAATTCATCGTCGAATTCATCATACGATTCTCCAAGTTGAATTAGGTAATCTACGTTTTCATTTTCATCTGATAAATGCAACATATCGTTTTCCTTTTTTACGATAATACCATCCTCATCTTTCATTGCTTTAAATACACGAAGAATTTCTTCGTCAGAAGCACCTGTTAGATCGATTGTATCGTCATCAACATCCATATCCATGTCTATTTCCATTTCGTCATCATCACTTATGTCAATACCCATATCCATTTTGTTATTATCAGCGTCGGTATCAACCTCAGCTTCTAGGTCAATCTCCTCATCGTCTTGTTCGTTGAGAGATTCTTTTACTAATTCTTTGATTTCTTGCGTCATTGTAGATGCAAGTATTCCTTGTGCGTTTTCAGCGATCACATTCTCCAAGTTTCTTAACTGGATAAATGTGTCCTCAACTAATGATTCTTTTTTGTTCATTATTTTTGAATAGTTTTATTGATAAATACTTGACTATTACAAAAAATTCACTTTTAGAGTTGTTTTTATTTAAAATAAAAAATTATAGGGCATAAAAAAAGGATGAACATTTGTCCATCCTTTCTTAAAATTTTAATTTAGTTAGTCAATAACCTCATCAATTTTACTTTCAGTAATTGAAGTGATTCTCCAATCCATCGTATAATTTTCATATACTTTAGTGACTTTAGCCTCAACATCGGTTGGGGTATAACCCATAACCAATTTTTCTTCTCTCATTTTTTTTACTTTACCTGACTCTGTATCCAACAGGTCTGATGTGATTTTTGCTACGAAATACTTTTCTCCTTGTTCCATTTTATTTTATTTATCCAAATAATCGGATAATCTTTTCATTAAGTCAAGTGATTTGTTTCCAGATTCCCCAACATGACGATCAACGGTAATTTTTTTTTCTTCTTCTAAGTTCTCATCATATTTGTGTCTATCGTCTCTATTTAAGAATAGATAAGCTCCTGGTGTAGATGGAGAAGATACAAGGTCAAAACAAATTAACTCAAAATCTTCTTGTACTTCATTTTGTTCCCCCACTTTTTTAAGTGATCCAACACCACGAGAAGATATTCCTAATGTTACACCTTGTCTTAAGTAGTTTGCCGCCAAATCTCCTTTAGTGGAACATACACCACTTTGATGGAATCCAGGACTTGTTAATAACTTCAACTTACCCAATAGAACAGGACCTTCCCAAAACACTTCAGTAATGATGTGTGAAACACGATCAAGATCAATAAGTGATGACTCAGGGTGATTTAACTCTGAAAGGGAAGTTCCCTTCTCAATCATTTTCTTATAGTTCTCAGCTTCTCGTTCAAGAATCTTTTTAGGGTATACTCTACCATTTCTATTTGGTGTGTCGTATTTCTGTAATACGGCATAAAACTCAAATGGTTTTGAGTGGTCTAAAAAATTCTTAGATTCTTTAAGTATTTCTGAGTTATATTTATCTGTAGGGTTGATGTAACCGGCATCGTCCTCAACAAGAATTCCGCGTCCCGTTTCATTTGGTCCTAATATTCTATTTTCGTTCATATCAAAAGTTTTATATATAAATATTAAACTTTTTCTATTTTTACCTTATTTGGTTTCACATTTCCATTTTTTGTTAAAGAAAACTTAAAGTTTTCGTTCTTAATAAGAACATCATCATATATTCCTTTGATAATAGTTTTTAATTTTCTCTTTAGTTTTGTATCTTTAAAGTCTAATTCATCTATTAGGAACAAATTAATTTCAAGGTTCATAAACGATTTTTTCTTTGGTTGCAGTCCGCTTGTTCTTAGATCCATATCAACAATAAATTTATCATCAAATAATGTTTTGTCTATATGTTCATATACTGAATGTTTAATAGATCTACTCATATTCAGTACAATTCTTGACCAAGATTCTGGATCAATTTTTGGTTCCACCCAAGTTTGTAAGTTAAGGTATAGGGATTTAAAATCTTTGGAGTTTACTGTTCCGTATATCACCTTTGAGGATCTATAACCAATTAATTTGGAAGTTTTTCCTTTTTTCATCAATTTTTTTCATGTTATCACGTTTATTTTTAAAATAATAGGTATATTTGTGATATATATCAAATACAATAAATTCGTAAAAATATCAGATGTTAATAGTAGTGGTAAAGCACGGGAATATAGAAAAATCCCTAAAAGAACTAAAGAGTAAGGTAATAAAAACAAGACAAAGTTCATTACTTAATAGTAGGAAACAATATACTAAAAAGTCGGTATTAAATAGAACAAATAAGAATAGGGCGATTTATCGTCAAAAAATGAATTCTAACGATTAAAGTTCCCCATTTAATTTTCGTAATTTAAAGTAATTAATCTTATCGTAAGATTCGTCCTTAATCTTAGTAATTGTAGCCGTTATTTTATTATTAATATCTGCATCACTTTCTTGTAGGTTCTCCAATTTAGTTAAGACACTTCCTTTCAACATAAAGTAAGATTCTTTAATTGTTTCATCATTTGATGACAATAAAGATTTTAATTCTTTTTTGTCTGATTCTGTTAAATTCTCAATATAGTTGGTGATTGTTTTATTTGCAATTTCCACCATATCTTTAATTGGAACATTAACGATGTCAGATTTCTTTTCAGTTTTTGGTAATTTTATTGATTCTAATATAGAATTTTTACTATTAATTTTATCCTCAAGATTAACAACATCGTTTGAAAATAAATTATCTATTGTGGTATAACTATTTTCACATTGGATATGACCAACCCACATTTGAATTTCTTTTAATTGTGAAGTGGGGATCTTATTTATTAAGTTTTCGTATAGTGTAATACTTTGGTTGATGTATTCATTTGCCACAGATTCATTAAGTCCTTTATTTGAACCCAATTCCCCATACAAATAGAACAATTTGCTAACATTTTTATTCTTTAAGATTAGTTCCTCAAAAATAAACATTTCTTTCTTGAATGTGTTTTTCTTGTAAGATTCAATTAACACATTTTCTATTTTAGATTTTAATATACCAAATTTCATATCGTTTTTTTATTATAAATATCAATCTCTTAGCAATTTGCTCAAAGCTTCTTCCATAGAACCCAAAGAATTTCTTGCTCCGGATAAATCAATATATGAATCACCCTGTAAATCATCACTTTCTAATAGGATATTTAGGTTATTTTTTTCTTTATTTTCAGGTAATCCTCCCGCTTCACCTCCTGGTTCAGGTCCTCCCATAGGTGGTCCCATCGGTTCAGGTCCTCCCATCGGTTCTCCCCCCATCGGTGGTAAACCTCCCATATCACCCCCTTCAGCTGGTGGTGGGGCAGTTTCAGTTGATCCTGATTTAACTTTATATAACTTATCTACAGTATCAAACATACCTGTATGTGTGATTATTGTTGGTGTGTTAGTAAGTTCGGCAGCAACTGCTCTCTCTAATCTCATTTGTTGAACATCCAACTTAATATCCTCATCTGAGAAACCAAAAATATGTTTCTTAGCCCAAGTTGCTGATGTAGGTGCAAGAGTATTTGGTATTTCACTTACAAGATCTTTATAAAGTAACACCTTTTCTTTCCAAACATCAACCATTAATAGATCGGCTTGTTTTGATGGGTTAGTAAGACCTAATGTGAAGTTTTGTAATTCATCCTCAAAACCTAATAAGAATAAGTGAATGATTGCAACCTTATTTAATTCTGCAATCATACTTTTTTGTATTTTATGTATGGTTCTTGCAAAACGAATATCCTGTAATGATAGGTTTTTACCATCACCAACAACTTCCTCAAACCCTAAATATGCTTTTGGTACACGTAATGCGGTAACCAATTTCTTTTGGATGTATTCAATATCGGCAATTTCAGATAAGTTTGATGCTCCGGCTAATGTTTCAATCGGCATTGTTTGTGTTGCGTCTCTAACAGGTACAAAGTAATCTTGATCTACCGCCATTTGGTTAAAACGTAAATCAACATTTCCTGTTTTTGAATCAACCACCTGATCTCTTTTAAATTTATTTGCAACACGTTGTACATATGCTTCAACATCCTTATCATCCATATTACCAACAAAAACTTTAAATACTCTTCGTTCAGGTGCTCTTGATGTACGATAGATTAACATCGCATCTTCAGATAATATTAATTGTTTCCATATTCTTCTTGCTTTTTCCAACATAGATGTTCCATATGGTAATTTTCTATCATCACCTAACAATCTAAAGTGGGCAATCTCCCAAGAACTAAATTCCATATCTTTAACTTTCCAGTGGAATCTTAATCCTTTCTGTTTTGGATCAACCTCAGCATTGACAGATTTTGCTGCCATACCTCTCTCCAATCGTTCAATCTCAATATTAGGTAATTGCATACATCCAACAATACCTTTTTCTGGGTCCAATTTTAAATAGACAAAGTTATCACCATATTTACAGGTATTTCTTGTCCACATTGCCAAATTGGTATTGATATCCAACACATTATTAAATAAATCTGCAAGAATACCTTTTATTCTTTTTGATTCCGAATAAATTTGTAAAATAAAACCATCTTGATCCGAAGTTGTTGATTCTTCAGAATATATATCCAACGCAGTTGATATCTCAGGAGTAAATTCCATAGATTCATAATCATAAAATGCCGCAATTCTTGTTGGTTCATAATAAATTGCTTGAGTATATAAATTATTCTCAATTTTTGCCCATTGCCCCGACAAATACATCGTTTGTTGAGATTGGAGTTTCTCCTTCTCAAATTCTTGTTTATCTGTGGTTCTTAATAATTCTTTTTTATCAAACTTATATGTTGGATAATCTTGATTTAACAATGAGTTAGGCCCAAATGCTTGAGATAGTCTTTGCCAAATTGTTAGATTGTTTTGATTTTGTTCCATATTGACTATTTAATTTTTTTTATATAATATTACTTGAGTTATTTAATAAGTCCATACCAAATGATCCCCATATTGGGTTATTAATGATTGGTTATTTTGTGTTAAAATATAATTTGTTATAATAACTGGAGGTGCCGGTGGAACATAATTTTGTTCTCTATTTGTATCAGGTAAAGATCCCTTTTTGTTAAAAGTTAATGGAAATCTTTTTGCACTTAACACAGGTTGTCCCGGAACAATCAATGTACTACCCGCAATTATGTTTCCCGACCTTTTTCTTTTATTTAAACCCATTATACTTTATTTATAAATACTATCTACCACCAAATAACCAACCATATGTTTCATAATCCTTTCTAGATGCTCCCGAATTATTGTTTCTATTATCAAATCCAAAATGTGGCATTTGTGGATTAAAGTTTATTATCTCCTTAACCGATTCGTTATTGGTAACCGTCCAAGAATCTAACATTGCTTTAGTTTGTTCTGTTACCCTCTCAAGATTAGAGAAGGATGATTCACCAACATATAGGGCAATTGATATAGACATAATCAAATCATCGTGATGACCCTTTTGGTGGTCAGGTCTACCATTCACATAAACAAAGGTGTTCATCTCATTAAACAATCTTGAACTATAAATTCTAAATTTATGTCTCATTCCTTCTTCAAAGGCAGCAATAATTTGAACTCGTTTGTTATTAAAGTTTATTCCCGGTATTTTATCTAACGCTTTTGGGTCATATTTCCACGTATTATTTTGATCAATACCATCAACATACATATTTTTATAACCAAGTTCCTGTAGTTTTCTTGATGTTGCAATTCCCATACCACCGGTGATATCTATCACGATAAAACAAGAATACATATTCCCCCATTTATATGCAATTTCTGCCAATACATCAGGTGGAATTTTTCCAATATATTCTAATACTTGTTCTCTTGCATCAAAATCAATAATTTGTATTGTACTAAAATCCTCACTATCACCACGACTCACATCAACACCCATAATGTATTTATGTCCAACAACTGGTTCTTTCCATATCCATAAAGAATTACCCATCATTTTATTTGCGGGTTCTTTTATCATATTTTCACGAATTGTTTGTAACATATTTGAATCAAAGACATTATCACCTGATCCAAGAAAATTACATTCTAACTCCTGAGATACCTTTCTTTTATCGTATTTAAGTTTCTTAACCATCCCTTCAAACCAAATGGAACAAGGTTTATAACCCGTATCCATAATTGTTTTTAGATCATCATAATTCCGAGTTTCAAAAGGTATTCCCTCCCAACTCAATATTTGGTCTTCAGTATATTCTTCTTTATTTAACAAATAATGTATAATATTCTCAGTTTTTACTAAATATAAATCCCTAGTATATCTTGGATCTCTAAACCAATACATTTCGGTAATTTTAAAATCATTCATATTTCTTAATGCCTGATCGTATATCTCATAATAAATTGGGTCATATCCGTTTGGTGTAGAAACAACGATTACTTTACCCCCCGTAGATAGGGATGCCATACAAGCCGCCCAAAAATCACTATCCGCCTCAATAAAGGCCGCCTCATCAAATATTAATATTGTTGGGGTAAATCCACGAAGTGCATCTTTTGATGTTGCAACCGCTTTAACCTCACAACCATTTGTTAATTTATAATGTTTCTGTGAATTTTTTTCAGTTGAGAAATCCGCACCAACCCATTTTGGCCATTGTGCAACAAATGCTTTAATCTTATTTGCCATCTCCAACGACGTATCAAGTTTGTTTGCAATAATTAGGATTTTTTCAGGTTTATTTTTTTTTGCAAATGCAAGTTTCTTGGATACCCATGCCGCAGTTACTGTTGATACACCCGCCTGACGATACTTTAATGCAATGTTCTCATTATATTTATCGTAATCCTCCAACAAAGATATTTGGTCAGGAAATAGTTGTAATGGAACATATTGTGATACCGTATTGTCGTATGTTTGTAGATAGGTTTTTAACGCATATGGAGTATCTTTCATACACTTTACATACTCTAACGTTAATTGTTCTTTAGTAAAACTCATAGTACTATTTAACTATAAATATCAAAACCCCCAGTTATTTTCATAAAAGGGGGTTTTACATTAATTAAATACTATTTTATAATCCTAACTGAGATAATAGATCATCATCTTCATCCTCATCTTCTTCTTGATCATTTCCTTTATATCTTTGATAATCTCTTTTTGCTTTATCCAAAATTTCTCTAAATTTACGTTTTGCTTTTTCATTATCCGCAGGTACTTCAGAGATAACATTAGCCATAATATCTTTTAAAAATTGTTCAGCTGGAATACCATATAAAATTCTTTCAAAGAATGGTAATAACTCTCTATTTTCAACATTAATTGTTAATTCGTCAGGTAGTAATGTTTTTAATTTTCTTACTAATTCACCACCAACTCTAAATTGCATTGGTTCATTCGGCATTATGTCTGTTTGTCCCATAACATCTTGTGCCATACCAGGATCAACATCTCTCCATTGTTCTCTTGATGCAACGGATGCAAAACCTTTAACTAATTCGTGTAATAAGATTGGAAATATAATACCATTAGCAACAACGGCATCCATTCCTTCGTCCTCACCTTCTTCATCGTCATCGTCATCGTCATCACTACTCTCAATTTTTGATGATCCTGCAGCATTACCACCCATCGCTTCAATTAGATCTTCTTCAGTAAAATACATAAGATCATTTGCCGACATAATTTTATTATATAATGAATATAACCTTGGGTCTATTTCATCCAATCTATCTTTAAATGATTGATAACTAAATTGACCTCTTTTACCTTTACCTTGAATAATTGCGTTAATTACGTGACGTTTCTCAATTTCTAATTGTCTTTGTTCTTCAGGTGTTAATTCGTCAATATCAAATGAAAAGTTTGGTGGTAACTCCAATTTAGGAAGTTTTGCTTTAGCCATTTGGAATTCATTTGGGTTAATTCTTTGTTCATTTAAAAATGCCTCAACATTAATAAACTCAAACCCATATCTTGTACCAGCACCTTCGATTGGTGACTTATTAATTGATCCCCCTTCTATCGCCTCCTCAAGAGTTGATGTATAAGGCATCCATCCTTCTTCTTTTGCTGCGATTTCAACTGCTAAATCTTTTAACTCACTCTTATGTGAATTTTCAATCATCATTGCTTGTTCTACCGATCTCATTTGTTCCATTTGTATAGATCTTTTAACCAAAGGTCTTGTTATATTCTCCTCAGTTCCAAAATATCTTTTTACATAATCAACAACTTCTTTAAATCTCGTTCCTGCAATTTTTTCTACGTCAGAAACACCACCTTTAAATGCTCTGTTTTTTGCGTATATTCCTTCTGGATCCTCAACTTTTTTCTGACTCTTTGGATCCATTCTCTCAGGATAATCACCATAATCAACAGGGGCTTCTTTTATTACCTTTCTGATCAATCTTTCTAAATCTTTATTTCCCATCTTAATATAGTGCTTTTTTAATTTGATTAATAAATGTCATTTTAACATCTTCTTTACTATTACCTCTTGGTTTCTCTTTAACGCCAGGATTAGGGTTCTTAAATGGGTTGTCTCGTCTTTTTGGTGGAGTTTTAATTCCAGGTTCTTTTACGGGAGCCTCTTTTTCTTTAGTATTTTCATCCATATCTTTTCTATGTCCTCTTGGGTTTTCTTTTGTTCCCGGATTAGGATTTTTAAATGGATTATCCCTTTCTTTACCTTTTTCTTTTGTTCTTTCTTTTGTTCTTTCTTTTGTTCTTTCTTTTTCTTTTGTTCCGTTTTCTTCCATAGACATTCTACCCATAGATGAAAGTTTACCAATTGGTCTGTTCATTTTATTCATTTCAATTCCTGATTCATGACTAAACATAGACATTTTTTTCGGGTTTCTCAACATCATATCTTCCGATCTTTCTGAAATATTTTTCTTTAAATCACCTTTAGTGATTCTTGGGTTAATATTTTTTTCAATCATCTCCATTATTCTATCTTCCAAATATTGTTCATTACTTTCTTTCTGAACTTTCTTTTTGTAATCTACAGTTTTTTCAGGATTTTTCTTTTCCGGCATTTTCTTGTAATCTTTTTTTGTGGTTTCATCAGAAAATTCTTTAGCCATATTACACCATTTTGTTTTTTCTTTACCTTTACTGTTATTACATTTTGACCAAAATAAACCTTGTTGTGATTTTGATTTAAATTTTTCGGTAATTTCTGATTCTTTAGTTTCACCAGTACCAACAGGTTTAGTTTGAGACATCATTGTTATTCCTTTAGGGTCAACATTAATATCGGTACCATTCACACTTAAATTTGCTTGTGAACCTGGAGATATAACAGTTTTATATCCTGTTTGTTGAGTTGTTTCAACCTCTTCTTTAGTTTCTTCCTTTTTAAACCTTTCAGCCAAAACTCTAATTTGTCTTTCTGACATATTAGTTAGTGTTGAGAAATGGATACCATTCTCAAGTAATGTTAATGTATGGTTATTAGTTTTCATATACTACTTTTTTTTCGAACTCAAGAACGATATCTCGTTCATATAATTTATCTTTTACTTCTTCTTCGGTTTGACCAAATTTAAAAACAAGTCTTTTTATTATTGAGAAATCTAAGTTTTCACCTTCACTCTCCCACCCTAACGCAATAACATCGTCAGTTGCGTCCATAATAGAAAAAACATCAGAGTTTTGTATCAACTCTAATGTTATTTCACCGTTTCTTAATACTCCAACTTTCTTGATATGTTCAATGTCCGGAGGTAAGGGATAACCATTTGCTGGTTTTGATTCCCAATTTTCTCCCCAAACTTCTAAAGTGTCTGAAAATATAAATTCATATATATTGTCTCCTTTATAGTTTGGTCCTAGACCATTGATATAAATCAATTTATTCATATAACACTTCCTCGTGTGGATATCTTATACTCTTGGTTATTTAATTGGAATACCAAATTTTTCTTATTAGTTATACCAACTAATTCAGCCTTTTTATTTTCATCTAAGAATTTAATTGCCGATCTCTCTTGACGAACATTTTCAGATAATCTTTCAATTTCTGATCTTGTTTCTCTTAAGTGAAGAAACGTTGTTTTCTTATTTTCATTAATTTGTTTTTCAGCATCTTCTACTGAAAAATATTTTTTAAGGATACTATCAACTTTAGCCTCACTAAATGTACCGTGTGATAAATGATCGTCATTCATTCTGTGGATCTTCTTTCTAGCACCTCTTGGGTTAAAATCTTCTTCTTCCTCGTCTTCATCTGAATAACCGAAATCGTCTGATCCGTCAGCTCTAAATTCTCCGAAATCTTCATCATTTTCTACATCATACTCGTCGTCGTCATCCATCATAGAACTAAAGTCTATTTCATCATCACCTTCATCAAACATTTCGTCCATACTATGTAATTTGTTACTTAATGACCCAGCATATGCTCCACCTACACTATTTACAACTTTTTTACCAAAATTCATCATTTCAGCCATTTCACCTTCAGGTGCTGGTTCTTCTATTCCTTCCTCAGGCATTGGTTCTTCCATACCCATACCCATATCAATTTCTTCATCACCTTCTTCATCTCCAATTCCTTCTTCTTCACCTTCAAAACGAGACATAATCTCATCAACATCATCTTCTTCCAATTTATCCAAATCCAAAGATGATAAAATAGAATTAATTACATATTTAACATCATTTCCTGTCATACCCTCATCCTCGTCTTCAGACTTAGATTCAAGATCACGTATTTTTTGTGCTAATTTACCCGTTAATTTTTGAATTGATTTAAAAGTAACTTCTTCACCATCGTCTTCAGGTTCTTCCATTTCAGGTTCTTCCATATCCATTTCAGGTTCTGGCATCGGTTCTTCTTCAGGTGCAGGTGCCGGTGATGGAACAGGTGCGGGAGCAGGTACAGGTGCTGGAGCAGGTACTGCCGCTTGTTCATCAATTTCTTTAGTTCCTTTCTTTAGGAAAAATTTCTTCTCTTCACCAAATAATGAAATTTCTTCTTTATGTTCATTAACCGAATTTAATTCTTTAGCCATTAAATTTAATTTTCTAAGTGCTTGAGAATACGATGAATGGTATTTTCTATTTTTCATAGGTTCAGTATATTCTAAAACCCCTTCAGAAAGTTGTTTCTTAATAATATAACCTGTTTTTTCTTTAACGATCTCATAACGATTACCATCTGCTAACATACGGTTAAAATTTGCCGATTCATTTTCATTTACAGTGTTTGATTGATGTCCATTATAATTTGAAATCTCAATCATTCGTCTGATTTTGTCCATTCCTTGTAGTTTTTCACTACCAATTGGTTTTAAACTTCCCATTTTATTTTTTTTTATAAAATTATTTTTATTATATAAATATACTATAATCGTTGTTTATTATCGTAATGATTAATAATGGTTTATTTTTTGTTAAAATTTTTATTTAATTGATAATTTTTTGTCTAAAAATTCATCACCAAAATTGTGTAATTTTTCAATATAACCATTTCTTCTTAGTGTTTTAAAGACCAAATTCTCGTTAGAATATTCCCCATCTTTTTCTAAACCACAAGTCCTATATTTCTTTAATTTATCCTTATATTTTTTAAGTGATTTTTTTACGGTTTCAATATCCTCATCTTTCATATTATCAATTACACCATCAATAATATCCATCCATTGGTTGGTTTTATTTTTAATTTGTTCTTTATCTATTGATATTGATTCTTTTTTAGGGTTGTTTGACCATTCATCAAATAATACCGAATATACCCCACTACTAAAGTGAGTCTCTTCCTCATCTTGGAGATAAAGTTCAACATCATACCCATATATGGTTATATCATGTTTATCATTAAAAATAATTTTTTTTAGATTGAAGAATTCTTTATATAAATCCACTTGGTTGGTTGGAAATTGATTGAAGTTAGCAACGATGTGTAAATCAACATCGGAATATTTTGACCAATTATAGTTAGATAGAGATCCTGTCATTATTACATCAGTAACGACGACATCCACACCTAAAAAATCAATAAATTCGTATGAAATTTCAAGGAGTCGGTCTCTTATTTCAGGATTCATTTTTGCGGATTCCCCCTCACCATCCCATATTTTGGGATTTAATTCTTTTTGAACTTTAAAACTTGAAAGTATATCCTTGTATTTATCCATCTATAATAAATACAAGGATTAATTGATTTATTTATACTTTTTTGAATTTGAATGCCTTTGATATTTTGGAACTAAAGAATTTTCCTTGTGATTCAGACATTCTAAATTGCGTGTATATTTGGTGGGGAACCTCATCATACTCATACTTTGTTCCGTTTTTAAATTCAACAATTAACTTTTTTGTTATTGTATCATACTCCGTTTTTGTAACGTTTGTTGATTGGATCTCATTAATAATTTTTGACCCAACGATTTCTTCTTTTAAAATTGCCATAACTTTTTTTTTAAAAATATAATATTTATTATAAATAACTCAATAATTTGTTTATCTTTATAAAAACAATCAAAATCTTAGAAGTTATGAAAAAATTTATCTTATCCGTAGTATTATCGTTTATTTCATTTGTTAGTGTTGGTCAAAAAGATACGTCGGTTGTTGATTTATCAATATTGTTCCCAAAATTATTTTCAGGGTGTAAAGATTCAGTTGTAACAAACACAAAAAATTTCTTTATTCCATTATCAAACGATTACGAAGCGATTGTATATTTTAATGATGCTGTTTCTGCAACATATAGTAAAGGAATATATGAGGTGGGAGTTATTGATTGGAATACGACAACAAAATTTGTTTCAAATGTTTGGGTTGAGGTTACTGATGGTGAAAATCTTATCATATTACCTCTTTGTGAAATAAATCAAGCATATGAGTCGGGTGTGTTATTTTCCGAGTATGAAAAAGTATTTGACTATATAAATAACAACTATGTAAAAATATGGGGATATGAAAAATAAAACCCCTTTATGGGGTTTTATTTAATATTATTTTGTTTGTTGATTACGATTAATAATTTTTGTATTTGCCTCCCATACCGATATTTTATCACCAGGTGAAAATTTACCAGAAAACATGGCAATATCGTTAACAATTTTTGTCATTACTGATTGGGCTTCACTTGTATCAATTCTATTTAAACCCTCATTTGCGAATTCCCTTCCGGAATTAAAATTTCCTATATTAGATTGACCTAAGTTAATCTCAAATATCCTACCGGCAAGAGTAGGTCTGCCTGAAGCATCTATTTTATATTTCACCAATTGTAACATACTAATACCTGACCTATTAACTCCATTTAAACCATAACTTTTTAAATTAAATGGTGATTTAAATTTACTAACAATACCATTAAGTTTTGATATTTCAGTATTAATATTTACAATATCAGGGTCGTTAACATACTCATTGGTTGTTGGAGTCGTTGATGCCGAAGTTGTAGTTGCCGATGCAACCTGTTCCCCTAAATAATGTCTACTTGTTGCTGATTGATGCATTTCCAAAATTCTTGTTTTTTCGGACTCATCTATTTTAAAAAGATTATTGTTCATAGTTTTTTATTATAAATATCTAATAATAAAAAAAAGACCTACAAGAGGTCTTTTTTTTTAACTTAACAAACTTATCACTCGTTTTTTACTTTCCGTTTTGAATGGGAGTGTAACCATTAGAATTCCGTCACTTATCTCCGCCTTTATTTTTTCTTCATCATACTTATTCCCGATGGTATAGGATCTTGAAATTGAATTGTTTTTAATTGGGTCTTTTAAACCGTCAATATTAATTGACCTCTTACCTTCAATAGATAATATACCCTCCTTTAATTCAACCGTCAAGTTATCCTTATTATACCCCGGTAAATCCATAATACATACAGTGGATTCTTCTGTACGATAAGTTTGTAATAGATCTGTTGGTCTTTTTGTTAATGCACTAAATGCGTTAAAATCATCAAAAATTGCGTTAAACATCGTTTTATTTTTTTTATTGTTTATTTGTGGTCATTTTTTTACTAAATGCATGCCAAAATATAAAACCTGACATTTTGTCAGTATGTAAAAAAAGTTAATGACATATTGTCAAATTAATATACTTTTTGATATATTATAATTAAACTTTAAAAAAGAGAAAATAATGATAGAAAACATGGATAGTGAAGACAAAAACAAAAAGTCATCAGATAAAGGAACACCAGTATTAGATAACTTCAGTAGAGATCTTAATAAACTAGCAGAAGAAGGTAAATTAGATCCTGTAGTTGGTAGAGAACCTGAAATTATGAGGATTGCTCAAATCCTATCAAGAAGAAAGAAAAATAACCCAATTATTGTTGGAGAACCTGGTTGTGGTAAAACTGCAATTGTAGAAGGTTTGGCAATGAAAATATATGAAGGTGATTGTCCTAAAAATTTGATGGATAAACGTATCGTATCTTTGGATATGAACTCAATTGTTGCAGGAACAAAGTATCGTGGTCAGTTTGAGGAACGAATGAAAGTTATTATTGAGGAACTTCAGAACAACCCCAATATTGTGGTTTTTATTGATGAGATCCATACGATTGTTGGTGCAGGTAGTTCATCAGGATCATTAGATGCTTCCAACATCTTTAAACCAGCACTTGCCCGAGGGGAAATACAATGCGTCGGAGCAACAACATTAGATGAATATCGTAAGAATTTTGAGAAAGATGGGGCGTTAGAAAGACGTTTCCAAAAGGTTATTGTTGATCCATCAACAAAAGAAGAAACTTTAATCATCCTACAAAATAGTAAGGCAAAATATGAAGCACACCATAAAGTATCGTACACAGATGAGATTTTGGGATTATGTGTTGAACTTGCGGATCGTTATATCACAGATCGTGAATTTCCCGATAAAGCGTTTGACATCTTAGATGAGGTTGGTGCCAGATCTCAAGTGGATATAAAATTACCTGAAGTAATTGAGAAGTTGAAACAACAGGCATCTGATATCAAACAAGAAAAAATTGATGTTATTAAAAGTCAGAAGTTTGAGATGGCCGCTGAGTTGAGAGATAAGGAACGAAAAATCATCACAAAACTTGCCGAAGAGAAAAAGAAATTTGACGAAGAACTTACAATTAAAAAGAAGGAAATATCCCCAGAATTAGTATATGAGGTTGTTTCCAATATGACTAAAATACCTGTAAGTAAAATCACAATTGATGAAACAAAATCATTAGTTAATCTTGAGGATACCCTTAATGATTTGGTTATTGGTCAAGAAGAGGCGGTTGCAAAAATATCAAAAGCAATCAGAAGAAATAGAGTTGGAATTAAGGATCCAAATAAACCAATCGGTTCATTTATATTCTTGGGATCAACAGGTGTGGGTAAAACATTCTTGGCTAAGAAACTAGCAAAAGAGATCTTTGGTAATGAAGATAATATGATCCGTGTGGATATGTCCGAATACCAAGAGAAACATACCATCTCCCGTTTAATTGGATCACCTCCAGGATACGTTGGACACGAAGAGGGAGGACAACTTACCGAACAAGTTAAAAACAAACCATATTCGGTAATTTTGTTTGATGAGATTGAGAAAGCAAACAAAGACATATTTTCAACATTATTACAGATGTTGGACGATGGTCACCTTACGGATAGTTTAGGTAGAAAGATTAATTTCAAAAATTGTTTAATTATTATGACTTCAAACATAGGGGTTAGAAAATTACAAGATTTTGGTGGTGGAATGGGATTCAAGAAGAGTGATTATGTTGAGGAAGAACATAAACGAGATATTCTTAAATCTGAGTTAAGTAAATTTTTCGCCCCTGAATTCCTTAACAGAATTGACGATGTTATTATCTTTAATTCACTTAAGAAAGATCATATTGATAAGATTGTTAAACTTGAGATTGACATTTTGTTAAATAGATTAACAAAAATGAAATATAACTTTATTGCCGATTATTCGGTTATTGAGCTGATTTCAAAAGTTGGGTTTGATGAGATGTTTGGTGCCCGTCCTCTAAAACGAGCAATCCAAGATAAAATTGAGGATCTAATATCTGAAGGTATTTTAATTGGGGATGTTAAGGAAAATACTGAATATACTCTCATGGTTGAAAACGATTCGGTAAAGATTGTTGGACCATCAACACCAAAAGAAAAACCAAAAAGAACTAAAAAGAAAAAGGAGGTTGAATAACCTCCTTTTTTTAAATACTATATCTTCCTGATTCCCGATCTTGTTCGGCACTTAATTCGTGTTTTAAAACTCCAACATAATCTTCAAGTTCTGCAATAACTTGATTTATTCTTACAATTCTTTCACGACTACTCAACATTTTACCGTTTGATTGTTGTTTTTTATAATAAGGATGAAGTAATTCTTTTAACTCCATATATAAATCAATACCTTCTTTATCTCTAATTTCATTAATAGTTTTAGATATAATTCTAGTAAGATCCGATTCGTTTAATTTTACAATTTTTTTCATACATATAAATATGCGGTAAAAGCAAAAAAATTAATGTTTTGTATAACCAAGTTCTTCAATCATTAATTTACCAACTTTAATTCCATTATAGACATCATCCACAACAACATATTCGTTTGGTGTATGGTATCTATAGTAACCAATTGATATGTTGAAACACGAGATCCCATACATAGTGTGAATTGGATATATATCAGTATATGGGTGCTTGTGATATTTCGTATCTGCCGGGAAATGTTCTGTAATTAATCTACCACCAACTTTGAAGAAATCACTATCTCTTTTAAACATATTAACACTCATTAGATATTCTGAGATCATATTGTTCTCTGGAGCATCAAACTGAATTGCATATCCAATATTTTTAAAGAATTCCGGATCTGAATTAAATGATCCCTTACAACCTGTTTCTTCGGATACAAAGAATGCCGCCTTCAAGTTTGGTAATTCTTTTAATAACTCCAAACAACCAAAAACACCACATTTATCATCACCACCAATTCCCGTTGGGTTTCCGTTATCATTATATGCCTTTAAGGATAGTTTAATATTTCCTTGAGCATCAGGTAGCATTTCTTCAACAACGTTGATTGTGTCGATATTATGAACCGTATCAGTATGTGCAACAACACAAGGGAAGAATTCAACATTCACATCAGTTTGTTTTGTCGCATAGATATTGTAATGTTTATCCACATAATAGGTAATACTATTTTGGTCTAACCAATCACAGATGTATTGGATCATTAAATCCTCTTGATAAGTTTTTGTCGGAACCGACAATACATCTTTTAATAATTCATAATTTCTTTCCATACCACAAATATACGGAATTTATTTGAATTAAATATTTTATTTATAATTATTTTAAATTATAAGTCTCCTCTAACCATATTTGGGAAGGTTAAGTCTAAAAAAAGAGGTGTGTGTCCCCTCAAATTATAGGTTTCATCCAACCATTTATTAATAATATCCTGTGTTTGATTGTATTCCATACCAAAAATGGATTCAAAAAATGCCCAAATTTTATTGTAATTTATATAAACATATCCATTTTTATCATCTTGGTAATAGAAAAATAACGGTTTTCGGTCTCTACCAACATAAAATGTTCTACTACCTTTAACCACTTCAGTTAAATCACCAAACTCTTTGTTTAACCATTTTAATACCAACCTGTCTCTACTATTTTCAGTTATTATTATTTTCATATTATTTCCGTAATAAAGGTCTGTTCCATTTAATTATCTCATTCCAATCTGTATATACTCTGTATCCCTCTAAATTATAGACCTCTTTCAACCATACCCTCAGTATTTCCTGTATTTGTAAATCATTAAAACTAAAAATGGATTCAAGAAGTGCCCAAATTCTGTCATAATTTATAAAAATTGTAATTATAGGACTTTTTATATCATTATAATAATTTATATAATATATTAACGGCAATCCCTTTTTATCAACATAGTATGTTTTAGTACCCTTAACTACTTCAGTTAAATCACCAAATTCCTTGTTTAACCACTTTAATGCGGTTTTAAATTTATGATCAACCGATTCGGTAAAGATTTTTTTATTCTCAAATAACTCATATTGGGTCTCAAAACGTTTAAACTCATCATAACTCATAGATCGTTTCTCAGCTGCTTTATCACCCCCCTTAACAATAAGAATAAGATTATTTGTCTTCTTATCAATATACTCAATTCTAAAATTCAAGTCAGGGTTAAGTTTACTTTTAATCCATTTATCAAAACCATACTCACTAGATATATTTGATTTAATTTCTGAATATTCGTAAATATCTTTAAACTCATTACCTTCAACAATTTTATCATAAACCCTATCAATATAATATTTGGCATCACCATTAAAATCCACAAAATCAAAATCATCACAACTTGTATTCCAATACATTTCATCATACCACCCGTGAGAGTTATTATCAAATTTTTTAATAATTGTCATTAATAATTCCTCCAACGTTTGACTTTTATTCCCCACAACATTAAATAACTTTATTAAAGTATTAACGGTGGTTTTATATCTACGTAATGGATATACTTCAATTATCCCAACAGTAAAAAATTTATTACCAAACTCATCAAATAATTCCTTATGTATTTTACTCATAATACACGCACTCTGAATTGATGACCACGCATTAGTGATCTCATCAGCGGCATCCCTAAAGTTATCGGAAAATAAACTCATACTATCTTCAACAGTTAACTCAGAAGGGTCTTTTGTTAACAACGAAACGATTTCATCAACTTTTTCCCTATTTTCATCATTCAGATAATCACCATAGATATGACCCTCATCCCATTCAGTTGAAGTTTCATACCGTTCCTGATCATCACGACCATCATTATCCAAATGGTTAATTATATCATAAATGGAATCTTGATCCATTTCTTCAAATAATTTCAAATATTCCTCATAATCAGTAAAACCAATAGTGATTTTACTTAACCCAGGAGATTTTTCGTTAAAAACAATATCATCCAATAGTGAATCATAACTACCTAAATGTCTCCAACCAGGGTCATAACCATTTTTTATCTTAACCAATAATTCATATACTTTACTACCAAAAACCTTCTCACCAATAAGACCCTTAATAGTTGGGAATTCTTCATAGATATCCGTCGGATCAGTGAAAGTAACATTACTACTAATGTTTCTGAATTCAGTTTTACCAGCATCATTATACATAGAATAAACTTCATCAACACTACTATCAATAATGAAATATAAATCACCATTACGGTATTTATCATTCCAATTATCCTTATAATCCCACCCACCAAAATACTCAGCAGCCTTATGATCAAAAACTTCAATAAATATTACTTTATCGTCCTCAAAAATAATTTTACTCGTTTCGTATGGGTTGTATTCTCCGTTTTCCATATATAATTAATAAATATCAATAATAGTTGGAATATTGAGTTTTTGTATTATCTTTGTATTTATAGAAACGAAAGTTCTTTGATTTATGACATACGGGCCAATATTGGAATTGACGGGCATTGGTTGAATAAAAGAAGCATGCCGAGACTGAATTAATCTCGTTAAAATCTGATTCACAAAAACAATCGGCGACGTATTATCGAAAATGGAAGTTATTGGATTAGTCCGTACTTCTGAAGTTACTGTAGCTTAATAAGCAAACGGAAACGCAAGCCGGTTCACATACGCTTAGGAACAGAAGTGATAAAGGGTGTAGTATCTACCCAAAAAGAAACAAAACGGGTATAGTTCCCCGTAAGAACTGTCACCGTTTATTGATCGGTGTGAAAAATCAAATATTTTGGGGTGTTAGAAAATACCAACCTAAGCATGTAGTTGTCTTTTAAACAAGATGAGCCGGACGAGGGAGTCGGAGCCCTCTTGGTCCACCAATTAACCCCACCACATTTAAGTGGTGGGTTTTTTTTGTTTAAACATAGTATAAATAAGTATTTTACTTTTTTTACGTATATTTATAAGTATGAGACCTAAATTAAAAGACGAAGACAAAAGAGTTAAAATATCAATAACCCTTAACAAAATAATTAATAATAGATTGGAAAAAGACATTGTTAATAAATCTAAACTAATTGAAAAATTATTAACCGAATATTATGGAGACAAAAATTTGTATTAGGTGCGAACTAATTAAACAATATGATGAGTTTAATAAAGATAAAAACCTTAAAAGTGGTATATCAAATATTTGTAAGGTGTGTAAAAAAAAATTAAACTATACTTATAGAATCTCAAATCCAAAAAAATATAAATCACAACAAAAAAAATATAGAGATTCAAATAAAGATAAAGAAAAATTAAGAATCAAAAATTGGGTTAACGAAAATAAGGATCGTAGAACAAAATACACAATAAAGTACGACAAAGAGAGAAAAAAAATTGACCCAAAATATAAACTTTTACGAAATCTTAGAACGAGAATTTATGTTTTTTTAAAAAAAAATAAAATAACTAAATCTGAAAGGACAATTTCATTGGTTGGGTGTGATTTATCTGAATTAAAATTTTATATGGAAAATAAATTTACAAACGGAATGTCGTGGGATAATTATGGGAGTAATGGTTGGCATGTGGACCATATAATCCCATTATCTTCCGCAAAGACAGAAGAAGAACTTTATAAACTTTGTCATTTTACCAATTTACAACCTTTATGGGAAAAAGATAATCTTGCAAAAAGTAATAAAATTATACTTTAGTATTACCACTTAGTATTAACCTCATCAGAAATGGTGGGGTTTTTTTGTGTGTTAAAGTTATAGATTTGTATTGTACGAAAGTTATATTTTAAAGCACAAAAAAAGGGATCGATTCACATCGTCCCTAATTAATTTTTTTAACTTAATAAGTTTTACCTAAAAAATAAAAACCTGAGATTATAGTTTTTGTTGAGAATCTTTTGAAGGATTATTGTTTCCCTTCGTATCCACTTCCTTTTGAGAAGTATTCCTCAGTGACGGTCTTTTAGGTGTACCACTCCTTGAGATAATAGTTACTCTCTTATTACTCAACTCTCTTCGAGGATGCCTCCCCAACTTTTCCTTGCGGGAATAGAGGTTTTTAGTAAGAATACAGTCAGACTTGCGATCTTTCTGTGCAATGAACGGCTCATTACTATGTAGTCACCTTTCACTATTACCTGACGGACACTTTTGCTTTATAGTTCTTAGTTTTACTTAATTTCTGTAAAGTTTCTGTGTCGTGGATTGATCAAAGCAGTGGTCCGTCTTTCAGATTCGTTGTCTTTTGAACAACGAAATACCAAACTGCTTCGTGAAATGTCCCCATTTCGATATTTTAAGATTACTTCGAGATAAGTTCCTTGGTAGGAATTCATCAAGGATAATTTCAGCACCACCTGTTTGTTATCATACCTTTCGGTTTTAAGTACCCTCTGATACTGGAACACGCAATAATATAATTGGATAACCATATTTTTTGCAATATCCCTACGGGTTATTCCTATTGATGTTCCCATCGCAACAAGATGACCCACATCACCTTATCATTTAACCATTTTCCCTACATCGTTGACCTCGGTACTAAAGATTAAACGGTATCCCGCTTGTGTACTC